TCATGCGCTCGCTCACGCCGATGCGGCGTGCGGCCTCGCGCTGCGACACGCCAGCGCGGGCAAGCAAAGCCCGGAGATACTCCGGGCTGGGGTTGTGCTTTTCGGCGTCGGGGGTCACTCGAAAGCGGCCTCTACGCCGAGGCGGGTGCAGGTCTCCAGAACTACAGCCTCGCACTCTTCCTGCGTCGCCCGCTTGCTCCAGCGCTGCTCGTTTCCATCGCCATCGATCCAGACGAAACCGCCCCAAACGTTGGACGCATAGCCGGGGATGTTTTCGAGAGTCAGATCGTTCATTTCGTTTCTCCTGTTCGCCGCGCCGGGATGGCTGGCATGGATGAATCATATAGGCAACCATTGCCGCACGTCAACTACCGTTCGTCGGGAAATTGAGCATTGATCCTCTCCGAGTTGCGCGCAAGCGCCTACAAGATCGCCGCTGCCGCGTTTGGCGTGCTGGCGGTCGCGCTGTTGATCGCGTGCCTGTTTCTCAAAGAACGCGCTACTCGGGCCAATGTTCGTGCCGATGCCGCGAGCCGTCGAGCGGAAGCGAGTGAGGCAGAGCTTAAGGCGGTGAGCAAGGCGCGCGACCGGGAGCGGGAAGCCGCCAAGCGCGCCAACGCCATCGCCGCCAAATACGAACAGGACAAGATCGATGCCGAAGCTGCTGCGAAGCGTACTGCCGATGATCTGCGTGCTGGCAACCTGCGGCTGCGCCAGCAATGGGAAGGCTGTAAGGCCGGTGGTGTGCCCCAAGTCAACCGAGCCGCCGGCCAGCCTGATGCAGCCGCCGACGACCGGGCAGAAAGTGCGGGCCGAATTGTTCGAGCCGCAGACGACGCCGACGCGCAAATAAGGGCGCTTCAGGACTTCATCCGCAGCGAGCGGCAGGAAGGGATCGTGAAGTGAGCCGCTACGACACAATGAGCCATGCCGACCTGATCGGGCTGCGGAACAGCTTGCCCGACGCAGACCCGAGGCAGGCAGCCATCGCGCCGTATGAGCATCAAGCCTTCGCCCGCGAGTGGGTGCAGAGTAATCCGTCCCAAGCGATCCCGAGTCTTGCTGTGGCGATTCCCGGCTATGCGCTGGCAAAGCTGCTGGGCTTCCAGCGGGCGCGGACGCCTGCGAGCTTGGGGCAGGTCATCCATGGCTACCAAGGTATGGGGCAGGGCATCGCGACATTGCTGGGGGTCAAGTGAGCGGGAAGGGATCGACGCCGCGCCCGTTCAGCGTGAAGGACGACGTGTTTTCGGAGAACTATTGCAGGGCTTTCGGGCACAAGGAGCGGGCCGGGCGGTGCATGAATTGCGGGGCAGCGCTTCAGGCGACCCATTGCAAAGAACAGGCGGTGAACAGTGGCATTCAAGAAGGGGCAATCAGGGAATCCTGCGGGCAGGAAGGCCGGCACGCCTAACAAAGTCACGGCTGAGGCAAAGGCTGTTATCGCCGGCGCTGCTGAGGCGCTGGGCGGGATGGAGCGCCTTGTGAAGTGGGCGAAGGAAGACCCGCAGAACGAAAAGGCGTTCTGGGCTTCGGTCTATCCGAAGCTGCTGCCGCTGACGGTGGCAGGCGACAAGGACAACCCGCTGCAAACCGTCACCAGCTTCCGGCTTGCCCCGCTGGAATGACGCAGGTTGACATTCGGCTTCCTAAGAAGCTGATTCCAGTCTTCCAAGGGCGCGCAGACGTTCGTGGGGCATACGGTGGCCGTGGGTCGGCCAAGACGCGCAGCTTCGCCAAGATGGCCGCATTCCAGGGGATGCGCTACGGGCAGGCTGGCGTGTCCGGGCAAATCCTGTGCGTCCGCCAGTACATGAACTCGCTGGACGATTCCTCGCTGGAGGAAGTCAAGCGGGCCATTGAGGACGAGCCGGCCTTGTCGGCGTACTACTCGGTGGGCGAGAAGTTCGTTAAGTCGAGCGATGGCAGGGTGTGGTTCTCGTTCGCCGGCTTGGATCGGTCGATCGACTCGATCAAGTCGAAGGGTCGCATTCTTCTGTGCTGGGCTGACGAGGCCGAGCCGGTGGCGGATTCCGCTTGGTCAACGCTGATCCCGACGCTACGCGAGGAAGGCGACGGCTGGAATGCCGAACTGTGGGTGACGTGGAACCCGAAGCGCAAGACGGCCACGGTCGAGTCGCGTTTCCGGCATTCGTCTGACCCGCTGGTGAAGGTGGTCGAGCTGAACTGGCGGGACAACCCGAGATTCCCGGCAAAGCTGGAGCGTGACCGCCAGCGCGACCTTGCCGAGCGGCCCGACCAGTACGACCACATTTGGGAAGGCGGCTACATCACGGCGCAGGAGGGCGCGTATTTCGCCCAGCATCTTGCGAAGGCCAAGGATGAGGGGCGCATTGGGGCGGTCGCGGCTGATCCGCTGCTGACGCTACGGGCGCACTGTGACATTGGCGGAACGGGGGCGAGGGCGGATGCCTTCACCATCTGGATTGACCAGTACGTGGGCCAGCAGGTGCGGGTGCTGGACTACTACGAATCTGTTGGCCAGCCGATGGAGGCGCACGCCGCTTGGCTGCGATCCAAGGGCTACGGCCCTGAGCGCGTGACCATCGTTTTGCCGCATGACGGCGCACAGCACGACCGCGTTAACCGGGTGACCTACGAGAGCGCGTTCCGCGACATGGGTTATCAGGTTGTCGTGATTCCGAACATGGGCGCTGGCGCGGCGTCCAGGCGCATTGAGGCGGTTCGCCGGCTGTTCCCGTCCATCTGGTTCAACGAATCGACGACGGAAGCCGGGCGCGATGCGCTGGGCTGGTACCACGAGAAGCGGGACGAGGCGCGCGGCATTGGCCTCGGGCCTAACCACGATTGGGCGTCGCACGGCGCTGATGCGTTCGGCCTGATGGCTGTTGACCATGCGGAAAACAAGCCGGCCAGCGGGATCACTTTTTCACTTGACAGTTTTGCATCTGAGTTTCAATGATCGGAGTTCGCGTGAAGGAAAAACGCAGTAAGGCCAAGGATGGCCTGAACGACGACCCGATGAAGGAGATGCGGGAGCGTTACGAGCGTGCCGTTGAGGCTGAGCGCGAGAACCGCCTAAAGGCCATCGAGGATTATCGTTTCGTCGCCATCCCCGGCAATCAGTGGGACGAGTCGCAGCGCAAGGCCCGCAAAGGTCGCCCGTGCTACGAAATCCCGATCCTGCGCTCCAGCTGGCGGCAGGTGGTCAACGATCAAAAGAAGGCGCGCCCCGGCATCAAGGTGCGCCCGGTCGAGGATGGCGACAAGGATGGCGCAGAGCTCAGGCAGGGCCTAATCCGCAACATCGAGAGTCGATCCAACGCCGAGCGCGTCTACGACAAGGCGTTTGAGCTGCTGACCGCCTCGGGCTTCGGCTGCTGGCGCGTGAGTACGGCATACAGCACCGACGATGCTTGGGATCAAGACATCGTTATTGAGCCGATCACTGACCCGCTGACTTCGGTCTGGTTCGACCCGGACGCCAAGCACGACGACTGCCGGGACGCCGAATACTGCTTTGTCGAGGAAACGCTGAGCCACGAAGCGTTTGAGCGCCGCTATCCGAAGGCCAAGGCGGTTGACTTTGAGTCGATCATCTCCAGCCGCAAGTATGGCGACTGGTTTGGCGAAAAGAGCGTTCGGATTGTCGAGTACATTCGCCGCGAGCCGATCACGAAAACGCTGCTGCTGCTGTCCGATGGTCGCACGGTTGACGCCGAGCAGGCCATCCAGATGGCCGAGCAGTTGGCGATGGAAGGGATCACCGTTGTCCGTGAGCGCACGGTCAACACGCATAAGGTGGTTTCGTCCATTTGTACGGGCGCGGAGGAAATCGAAGGCCCGAACGATCTGATCTTCGATCGCATCCCAGTCATTCCGACCTACGCCAACCGCCACTTTGTTGACGGCACTTGGCAGTGGTGCGGCATGGTGCGACCGGCGCGCGACCCGCAAAAGCTGGCGAACTACAACATCACGACCGGGCAAGAGGCGCTTTCCAAGCAGCACAAGGCCGTCCCGGTTGTCACGGTCAAGATGCTGGAGGGTGCCAACGTCAAGGCGCTTTGGGACTCGTCCAACGCGGTTGACGTGCCCTACCTGCCGATCACGCCTGACCCGACCATGCCTGGCGGGCCTAACTTCCTGTCTCCGCCGCCTGTCCATGCGTCGTTTGTCCAGTTCGGGCAAATGTCCATCGATATGGTCAAGATGGCGACAGGCATCTATGACGCATCGATTGGCGCTCGCTCCAACGAGACCAGCGGTCGGGCGATCATCGCGCGCCAGAACGAAGGCGATACGGCCACGTTCGACTATCAGGACGCGCTGTCGTTCTCGATCCAGTCAACGGGCGAGCTGATCCTGTCGGCGCTTCCGAAGGTCTATGACACGCCCCGCGTCGTGCGCGTGCTTGGCGTCGATGGCCGCGAGAAGCAGGTTCAGCTCTATCAGGAAGACCAGAACGGAAACAAGCTCAACGACCTGTCCGCTGGCAAGTATGACGTGACCATCTCGGTTGGCGCGTCGTTCGACACGCAGCGCATGGAGTTCGTGGACGCGATTCAGGCCATGTCGCAGGGCAATCCGATGGTGGCTGCGGCCACAGGCGACCTTGTGATGAAGGCGATGGACTTCCACGGATCCGATGAGGCTGCCGAGCGCCTGAAGCTGTTGTTGCCTCCGCAGATTCAGCAGGCCATGGCAAGCGGCGACAACATGCCGCCAGAGGCGATTGCGGCCATGCAGCAGGCCAAGCAGGCGATGCAGGCCTCCCAGCAGCAGATGGCACAGGCCCAACAGATGTTGGGCGAGCTTCAGCAGGAGAAGGCCGACACCGAAGCCGAGAAGGCGAAGGTTGACGCGGCCAAGAAAGAGATCGCAGCCGAGATCAAGGTTGCAGAGGCCGAGCTTGCTGCCAAGCGGGCAGAGCTTGAAGCCGCGATTGCAAAGTTTGAGGCAAGGATTGCCATTAGCCCCATGGACGGGGCGACTTATCCGCCCAACTGAGGGCGCACACCGCACCAGCCGGTAGCTGGGCCTATTCGTCAAGGATGACGCATGAGTGATGTTGAGAACGCCCTGGCGGGCGCTATTGCCGCGCCTGAGGAAGCCCCTGTTGTCCAACAGGAAGCGCCTCAGGAACAAGCCCCGGAATCGGCATCCGAGGAAGAGGCGCAACAGGAGGAACAAGCCCGCGATGAAAAGGGCCGATTCGTCCAGAAGCGCATTAACGAGCTGACCCGTCGTTACCACGACGAAGCGCGCGCACGTCAATCGCTGGAGAGTGAGCTTAACCAGCTACGTGAGCAGTTCGCGCGCAGCAACCAGCCGATGCCTCCCGACCCGAACGATGACCCGCAGGGGTACATCGCTCACCTTGCCCGTGAAGAAGCGCGGGCGCTGATTGACTCGGAACGGCGGGCGTTTGCAGAGCAGCAGGAGCAGGCACGTCTTGCCTCCATCGCACAGAGCTACGCAACCCGCGAGGAATCGTACAAGGAGCGGTTCCCCGACTACGACGAAGCGGTTGAGTCGCTGGTCAGTGTGGTGGGGCCGAATCGTGCCCTTGGCGAAGTCCTGATGTTGTCCGAGCAGGGGCCGGCAGTGGCCTATTACCTCGGCCAGCACTTGGACGAGGCGGTAAGCATCGCCCGTCTGCCTCCGCACCTTGCGGCGGCGGCTGTTGCTAGGCTTGAGGCCAAGGTCAGCCAAGTCAAGCCAAAACCCGTCACGTCTGCACCTGCCCCGGCTCCGAAGCTGGCGGGCGCGTCTGTTGCCCCGAAGGGGGCGCATGACGGCCTGTCCATCGAGGACTGGATGCGGGAACGCAATTCTCAAAATCGCTAATCGGCATGGAGGCCGATCATCATGGCAAATAGCCTGCTTACCCCTACCGCAGTGACCCGCGAGGCGCTGCGAATCCTGCACCAGAAGCTGAACTTCGTTGGCAACATCACCCGCGACTATGACGACTCGTTCGCCAAGTCCGGCGCGAAGATCGGTGACTCCCTGAAGATTCGCCAGCCGAATCAGTACACCGTCCGTTCTGGTGCCACCCTGTCGGCGCAGGACACCACTGAGCAGAGCACCACGCTCCAGATTTCCAGCCAGAAGGGCGTGGACGTCAATTTCTCGTCTGCCGAACTGACCCTTTCTCTGGATGACTTCAGCAAGCGCATTCTCGATCCGGCCATGTCGGTGCTGGCAGCCAACATCGAGGCCGACGCCCTGAGCATGTACAAGGACGTCTACAACAGCGTTTGGAATGGCGGATCGGCTGCGACCTACAACAAGGCGCTGGATTGCCGCGTCAAGCTCCAGAACGCCCTTGCCCCGCCGTCCGACCGCACCATGCTGCTTGACCCGGCTGCGATGGCCGACGTCATCAAGGACACCAAGACCCTGTTCAATGACCAGGCGTCGATTGCCAAGCAGTTCCGCGAGGGCATGGTGGGCCGCGCCGCCGGCTTCGACTGGGGCGAGAACACCCTGCTGCCGTCGCACACCCGTGGCGCTGGCGACACCGCCTATGTGGTCAACACCTCGACCGGCATCACCAGCGGCACCGCCACCATCACGGTTGCGACCGGTACTGGCTCGATCCTGAAGGGCGACGTGTTCACCGTGGCGGGCGTGTACGAAGTCCACCCGGAGACCAAGGCGAATACTGGCCGCTTGCAGCAGTTCGTCTGCACCGCCGATTACGCTGGCGGCGCGGGCGCTGTGTCGGTGTCCCCGACCCCGATCACCTCGGGCGCGTTGCAGAACGTCGTAATCGTGTCGGCTGGTGCGGGCAAGGCCGTGACCATCTCCGGCACCGCCTCCACCGCTGTCCAGACCGGCCTTGCGTTCCAGAAGGGTGCCTTCGCCTTCGCCACCGCCGATCTGGTCATGCCGTCTGGCGTGGACTTCGCGGCCCGCGAGGTTTACGACGGTATCTCGATGCGCATCGTCCGCGCCTACGACATCAACAACGACAAGTTCCCCTGCCGTATTGACGTGCTGTATGGCTACAAGACCCTGCGTTCGCAGTTGGCTTGCCGCTACCACAATAACTAAGCAGTAACAGGGCTGGGCGGGGGATCACTCCCCCGCCCTTTTCTATGGGGGCGGAATGAAGGCAATTGAAATCATTGGCCGGGCACTCCGGTTGATTGGCGCGGCTGATGCCTCCGAAGCGATTGATGCGAACAGCGCACAGGACGCCTTGTCCACGCTGAACGTCATGCTGGCCGAGTGGAGCGAGGCGGACATTGGGCAGCCTGACGTTTCGCTTGGGCTTCAGTCCGACATCGACTCCATCGCGGATGCGGACGCCTACGCCTACCAGCTCGCCATGCGGATCGCGCCGGAGTACGGGCTTCCTATCTCTGGCGACATTGCTGCAATGGCAGAGCAGGCCATGAATCGGCTGCGTCTGCGCTACTTCACTCAGGGGGAAATCAGCCTCCTGGAGCTTCCTACGGCGACTGAGCCGTTCAATATTCTGGTGGGCTAATGGGCGCTTGGCGCGACTTCCCGATCCCTGACGGCTCCTACTCGGACGAGACTCGCCCGTTCTCCCAGCAGGACGTGGTGAACTACTTGCCGACACTGGCGGAGCGCGATGGCACGCGCTCGCCTGTCGTCCACAAGACCGCGCCTGGCCTAAAGGCGTTCGCCCGTATCGGCGATGGCCCGCACCGTGGCGCGCACAACTGCGAAGGCCGGCGCTTCATCGTGTCCGGGCGCAAGCTGTATCAGGTAGACAAGAATGGTGTTGCGACGGATCGCGGCACGATCCCCGGTACTGGCCGCGTCACGATGGCGCACAACCAGATTGCGAACGGCAATCAGGTTCTTATCGGCACCATCGACAACAGCTACCTGTGGGATACCGTCGAGAACACGCTGACCGCCACTGGCGTCGCGTTGCAGTCCGTGGACTTCCTGAATCAGC